AAATGAATTTGTCTCTCTCTCTCTGGGTGATAAATTATGTGTATAGGGGGCACATTTCGACTATTTTAAAAAAACACCGATTTACCCAATGATTTCAAAAACTTAAACGATAGTAGGGGGGGTCTAAATTAAAATAAACAAAAAAGACCCCCTGCACCGCTCAAAAAAGTGATGCAGGGGGTCAAAATCCGGCTAAATTAATATCGCTCAATGATTTCAAAGGCTTGGGCGATATTTAATCGACTAAACTAAAAAAATCGGACTAACTTTTCAGCCGCCATATTTCGGTCGCCTTGCCGCGAGCGCCTTGATGCTCTGCCTTCGACGCTAACCCCTTTTCCTCCAGATTGGCAAGGGCTGCCTGCACATCCTCGCGCTTGAATTTGCGCAGCCGGTTGAAAATCACGCCCAGCGCCTCGCCGTCGCCATCAATGATGTTCGCCACCTTCGCCGCCAGCGCCTGTTTGGGCGCGTCCTTTTCCCGGTCGTTCGCCACCACCAGCCGCGCCTTTTCCTCCAGATCACGCCGGACAAACGCATACGCCCAGCGCACATGCTCCACCGTCCTGCGCCCCTCCGGCACAGCCAAGATCAGGCTAACCTTGCTGACGATCTCGTATGCGCCCAGATACAGCGCCTCCAAACCGGTGCGCGACTTGTGCGCCACCGCTTCGTCCTCCATCCAGTCCAGAACCGCATCCAGCATATCAACCGCGCGCGGATCGGTCGGCACCGATATGCGCTTGCCGTAATACTGCACCCGCCCCGCATCCAACACGTCAAAGCTGCCCGCTTGGGCGATGCCGATCAGCGTGTTCTTGATCTGGTCGGAAAACGGCTTCTTGCGGAAACCGCGCTTTGATCGTGGCGCTGTTTCGCGCTCGTTGAAGATCAGCGATCGCCCGATGAAGCCGTTCGTCGCGCTCTGATAGTCCATCAGGTCGTCAAACGTCACCGGCGTTGTGAACCCCACCAGCGACAGGAACGGGCGGTCCAGACCCTGATCAAGCGACCCCAGCGCGGATTGCAGCCCTTCCAGCTTGCGTTCGTCCACCGGCCCCCCATCGCCCGCATCAAGGCGTTTTTGTATCTGGCCTGCCTCCTTCATCAGCGCCGCGCGCACTTCCTCTTTGGCATCACCGGTCAGCAGCATGTAGCCGTCGGCTTTTGAGTATGCCGCCATCAACATCCCGATTACGCCATCCAGATACAGCGCGCCGCCCTTGGTCTGGGCGTTTTTGATCTTGGCAAGAAAGATGCCGATTTCGTCCACGATGTAGAGCGCGGCTTGGTGCCTGATCAGGTTCCGCACGATCTCCTGTTCCGATTTGATCGCGCCGTGTGTGGCCGGTGCCATGCCCGCATATCGGTGCAGTTCCGCAATCGCTTGCTGGATGCTCTCCTTGCCGGTCCGCGATCCTGCCACGCAAAACGCGAAAAGGTTGGTTGTCACGCCATCCTTGTCGTCGGTGTATCGCAATCCGGATATGTTGCCCAAAGCGATCAGGGACGCGGCGACTGACAGCCGCTTGCGTGGGCGGCGGGACTGGTCCTCGACAGCGCGCGCCAGGACGCCCGCAAACCCCGGCGGGCTGGTCAGATCAACGCCCGCAATGTCCAGCGTGTCGGCGCTGTCCTCGTAATCGTCAAACGACAACTCCGGATCCGGCGTGAAGTCGACAGGCATTTTCCACCCGGCCTCGTAAGCATGGTGGATCAGCGTGCCGATCGTGACCGGGTTGGCGCTGCGGCCAAAGCTGTGCCATCGGTTGTCCATTGTCGAATCGTCATGCTTTGCACTGGTTGACGACCACGCGTCCCAAAGGTCGCGCCCTGTGCCGCCCGTGGCGTGGTGTATCGCCATGCCGACGCGCAGCCATATTTCATAGTCCAAGTCGTCGTTTTGTATATGCGCGAGAATGTCGGCAATGTCTTGGTGCGATACATCCAGAACGCGCCCGTCAAACTCGGCCCGGTGCCGATCGGGCTTGCGCAGCATATCAACCAGCGCCTGCGGGGCGTCCTCGATTTCGCCCGGACCGCCCACGGCTAATGTGTAGCGGGTGCCGCTGGCGTGCATGGATCCGGGCCCGACAACATATCCCGACGATTTGAAGTCCAATCCCGGGTAGTCATCATGGTGCTGGATCAAAGCGCAATCTTCGGGTGCCTTGAAATACAGGTGCCGCGATCCGCCGCCGGATCCGGTGTTTACGATCATGCCGGAACCAGAGATTTCTGGCACGCGTTCGGATAGCTTTTGAAAGCTGGCCACGCCGCCATTGCGCGCATCCACGTCGACCACCAGCAGGCCGCGACACAGCACGCCAAAGCCGGTTGCGAACTGATCGGCAAGTTCCATGGCGTCAATTTGCTCGTCGTCCCAATCAGGCGTGTGCTGCCAGTTGGACGCGACTGGATGCTTGAATGCCGCTGCGCATGTTGCGCGCCCGCAATCGCACTGCCATTCGCCCGCCTTGTTTTTGTGCGCACCTTGCAGGCCGAATATGCGCAGCCCTTCTTCCCAAAACTCGCGGTGCATCATTGCTGGTCACGCGCTGCCTTGAGTGCGACCATGCGCAGAAACGCGGCCATTGATATTGAAAGGCGCGCAGCCGCCGCCTCGACCTCGCCGTGCTCGCCGCTTGAAAGCGTTGTCTTGATAACCTTCATCGGGTCCATCCTTGTGCCATAATTGCCCCTTGACTAGCCCATAAATGGCCCCTAGTGTCAAGGGGCAGGGTTTGGTGCGCGACCTGCCGCGCAGGCCAATGAGCCGAAAGAAAGAGGAACGATATGACAGACTTCATGTCAACAATTGCAAAGCCGGTGGACCGCGCTTGCATGGTGACGATCTGCGGGGATAGCGGGATGGGCAAGACGAGCCTGGCTGCGGCTTTCCCTGATCCGATCTTCATCCGCGCAGAGGACGGCTTGCAGGCCGTTGCTGGCGATTGCCGCCCGGACGCATTTCCGGTGCTTGAGGCGGGCAAGGCGCAAGCCGCTTGCGACATGCTGTGGGGGCAATTGATCGCCCTTTTGCAGCAGGATCACGAATACAAAACCGTCGTGATTGACAGCGTAACCGCGCTTGAGCGGCTGTTTGTTGCTGCGGTGCTGGAAAGCGACCCCAAGGCCAAGAGCATCAATCAGGCATTGGGCGGATACGGCGCGGGGCTGTCAGCGGTTGCTGCAATGCACCAGCGCGTGCGTAAGGCCGCTGGGCTGCTCAACACGCGCAAAGGAATGCACGTGGTCTTTGTGGCCCATGCGGACGTTGAAACCATGCGCCTGCCTGACACCGACGATTACATGCGCTATTCGCTGCGCCTGCCTGCCAAGTCGCTGCCGCCCTACGTTGACGACGTGGACGTGGTCGGCTTCATCCGCTTGGAGACTTACACCAAGGGCGATGATGGCGAGCGCAAAAAGGCGATCAGCACCGGCGACCGCCAGTTGGTTGTCCACGCGACGGCCAGCAACGTAAGCAAAAACAGGTTCCACATCACGGAGCCGCTTGATCTGCCAGAGGGCGTCAACCCGCTGGCGGCATTCATCCCGACATTGAACAACCACAACGCACCGCAGATCGCGGGCGAAACTTCGGAGGAAACAGCATGAGTTTTTGGGATTTATCTTCTGGCGAAACGGCCAAGGACACCGGCGATGATTTTGAAATCCCCAGCGGCAACATTGACCCCATCCCGGACGGGTCGAGTGTCTTGGCGATGATTGACGAAGCCAAGTGGGACGAACGCAACGATGCGCGCTATATCTCGCTGCGCTGGACGGTTCTTTCGCCGGACGAATACAAGAACCGCAAGGTGTTCCACAAGCTGTGGGTGACGGACGACGATCCGAACGCCAAAGACAGCGACAAGGCCGCAAAGAAGCGCGACAAAGCAAAGCGCATGCTGTTTGCGATCGACAGCAACGCGGGCGGCAAGCTGGGCCAGAAGTCGGGAATGCCATCCGACGATGATCTGACAACGTGCCTGACCAATCGCCCGATGGTGATCAAGTGCATGATCTGGTCCATGCCGGATCGTGAGCAGCCGGGGCAGTTCATTGAAGGCAATTGGATTGCGGCCGTAGCGCCAAAGTCGAGAGGCATTGATGTGAAGCCCGCCAAGCCCAAGCTGGCACCGCCTGCGCAAAGCGGCGCGCTGGATGATGACATTCCATTTTAAGACAAGACAACGCTGCGTCCCGATCCGGGGCGCGGCAACCAAGCGAAAGGGAAAGATATGACAGAGCGAGAAATGGAAAAGATGCTGGATGAGGTATTCGGCAAGTTTTGGCGGGAGTGGGATTAATGGAACAGCGCACAGAAGAATGGTTTGCGGCAAGGCGCGGGCGGATTACGGCCAGCGCGGTCGGGGCGATCTTGGGCAACAGCCCGTTCGCCAATCGTGACGACGTGATGCGCCGCATGGTGCGCGAATGGCACGGCGCGGAAAGCGAGTTTACGGGCAACGTGGCGACTGAATACGGCACGTTTCACGAGGCTGGCGCGCTGGTTGAGTATCAGATGGAGACGGGCAACGAGGTCGAGCAGGTTGGATTTCTGACCCGCAGCGTATGGGCGGGATGCAGCCCGGACGGCCTGGTCGGACTGGTCGGCGGCCTGGAAATCAAATGCCCGTTCGGCAAGCGCCGATGGAAAGAAGGCGATGCGTTCAAGACGCTGGCCGAGCAGCCGCACTATTACGATCAGGTGCAGTTTTCGATGTGGGTCACGACGCGCGCTTGGTGGGATTTCTTCCAGTGGGCTCCCGGCCATACTGATCTCGAAAAGATCATGCCGGACAGCGCATGGCGATCAAAGAACATACAAAAGCTGGTCACGTTTTATGATGAGTATTTGCACGAGCGCCAGCACAACGCGGATCCGCACCTTGAGCCAAAGCGGGTTGATGTTGACACGTTGGAGGCCGCGCGGATGGTTGCGGAATGGGACGAATTGAACGAGGCGATTGACCGCGCGACGGACCGCAAGAAAGACCTGTTGGAGCAAATGACCAAGGCAGCGGGCGGGCGTGACGCGCTGTTCGCTGGGCGCAAGCTGACGAAGGTCGAGCGCGCCGGGTCCGTGTCCTATGCCAAGGCGTTGAAGGTGCTGGCCCCTGACGCTGATCTTGAGCCGTACCGGGGCAAGCCCAGCGCATCGTGGAGGTTGACATGAAAAATCAGATGAAACCTGACATAACTACTATAATTCCAAGCAAGACGGGAATGGAAGTTTTATTGCAAAATCTGGTCCTGTCCGGGTTGCTTTCGGGCGACGGCTGGGAATGGGATATGATGGGGTATTTGGCGACAAAAGACGATGGCTCTGACGTGGTTGTCGCTTCTCTCGCGGTGAAGGGGTTTAAGGCGATAATTGAAACGAAACTACAAAGAGGAAACGTCGTTAGCGTCAGAGGGAAATTTGGGAAGTTTGAAAAATCAACTACGGGGTCAGAGATGTTTAGGCGCATCTTTTGTGACGTAAAGGATATTACGGTTTTGGAAAGAATTGACCTATGACCCTACGCCCATATCAGCAGCGCGCTCTTGATGCGTCGATTGAATGGATGCGCCAAAGCACGGAGCCGTTCTTGATTGAAGCGGCGACCGGCTCGGGCAAGTCCCACATCATCGCGGGGGCCG